ACTAACGAAGACAGCGCTTACGTCGAGCCCCAAGAAAGAGTTTTAGATCCGTCCCTATTGGACAAATCAATATTAGAGAGAATGCCGCAACCTACAGGGTGGCGTATTCTTATATTGCCGTATAAAGGCAAAGGGGTTACGGAAGGCGGAATACACTTAGTTCAGCAAACAATAGATAGAGAGTCTCTAGCTACTGTTGTTGGCTACGTTGTTAAAATGGGACCTGATTGTTACAAGGACACAGCTCGGTTTGCAAAACCTTGGTGTGAAGAAAAACAATGGGTGTTGATAGGGAGATACGCGGGAGCTCGCTTCAAGTTGGGGGATGATTCTGAATGCAGAATAATAAACGACGATGAAGTTATAGCCACCATACTAGATCCAGACGACATCCTTGCAGTATGAGGTAAAGATGACAGAAGAAGCGTTAGCTAATGAAGAGCTAGAACAACCGGAGCCTGGAGCCGAGGTTGAGCTAGAAGAACCTAATTTAGAAGCGGTTCAAGAAGTTGAAGAAGATGCTGAGGCGGCACAAGCCGTTGAGGATGTTTCTGAAACTGAAGAAACTAAAAAAGAAGAAGAACTAGAAGATTATTCTTCTAAAGTTCAAAAAAGGATTAACGATTTAACCAGAAAGCTTAGAGAGGCTGAAAGAGGTAGAGACTCGGCGTTAGAGTATGCTAAGGGCATACAGACTGAAAACGTCAAGCTAAAAACTACCAACACTAACCTAGATAAAACTTATTTATCTGAAGCAGAAAACAGATTAGCTTCACAAAAAGAGCAAACGGTTAATGCTTTGAAACTAGCACACGAGGCTGGTGACTACGAAAAAATAGCTAAAGCCCAAGAGGTTTTATCAAAAATAGCTGTAGAAGAAAGCAAAGTACAGGATAATTTAAAAACGCATGAGGTCAGAGCTGCTGAAGAAACTGCAGAGATTCCGCAGAGAGTTCAACAGGTTAGAAAGCCAAGTGCAAAGACCGAAGCTTGGGCAGAAAACAACCCTTGGTTCGGCGAAGATCCTGTAATGACAGACGCTGCTAAGACAATTCATGAACAAGTTATTTATGAAGGGGTTGAACCAGAATCTGACGAGTATTACAATGAAATTGATTTGCGTATGCGGTCTTATTTTCCAGGACGCTTTGAGGGAGATCAAGAAGCGGCTGAAGAGAAAGCAAAACCTCAGCAAAAAGTTGCATCAGCAGGAAGAGTTGATGCTACGTCAAGCGGAAAGAGAAAAGTAAAATTGACTCCTTCAGAGGTGCAAATGGCTAAAAAACTTAACGTACCGTTGAACGAGTACGCTAAATATGTAAAGAGGTAAAAGATGACAGACCAGCAAAAAGCAAATAACGAACAAAACAGAACTTCGCGTTCTGCTGACACACGAGCTAAAAAAGACGCTCGCAAACCTTGGAGTCCACCAACAATGCTGGATACTCCCCCTGCTCCGGACGGTTATACATACCGCTGGATTAGAGCAGAAGTAGTCGGTCAAGAAGATCGAAAAAACGTAACCTCTAGGCTCAGAGAAGGTTTCGACCTTGTTAGAGCTGAAGAGCTAGACGGTTTTGAGATCCCTTCACTCGACGACGGAAAGCACGCTGGGGTAGTTTCTGTGGGTGGTTTGCTATTGGCTAAGATACCTAATGAGACGCGTGAGGAAAGAAACTCCTATTTCGAACAACGCGCCCAAACGCAGCAAGATGCGGTTGACAATGATCTCATGAGGGAATCCGATCCGTCCTCTCCGATTTTAAAACCGGAAAGGAAATCAAGCGTAACTTTTGGTGGTGGATCACGCGAGTGACCACTAAACTTTAACTAACAAAATAGGTGACTTATTATGGCTAATAAAGATGCCCCTTTCGGAATGCGCCTTGTTGGTA